TGCAATTGCAGCTTTAAAGAAGGGTTCGGCCGATGTAAGGCTGTTCATGATCTCGGGTGGAACCCTGACCATGGACGCTGTTCATCTTTTAAGAAGGTTTCCTAATGTTAGGAATTCCTCTACAAAGATGTTACAACTGTCTTACATCGGACGTAGCATGCCTGAAGGCAATGAGTATGTGGCTAGAAAGAATCTTTCTAAACACAAATCCATTGTATCTTCAGTTCATAACACTGACCCAGCGATACTTTCTTACGCATATAACTATGCTTCTAAGTTTGCTGCGAGGAAACTTGATGGTGTTGAGACGGAAGTAATTCCTGTCTCGCCTTCAAGTACCTTCACATCATCTAGGAAGCAAGGTGGCGCTCGTGAGGAGTTACGTATTCGTTGTCAGGCCTATCTCGAAAGAGAAGGGTTTGACGTCTGGAGCCTTCCGGTTCCAAACGATTTCGTACCAACTCACGACGTCATGGAGATGCGTCGAAGTATGGCTGCATCAACTTTGATGAATTCTACCGCAAAGTGTACCACTGGTGTTAAACCAAGTAAGGTCATTGCGATACGCGAAAGAGGCTGGAAGAGGAGAGTAATCACCTCGCCGTCTCTTGAAGCTGTTGTATCCTCGACTGCTCTTAATAAAACCCTTTTGGGTGCTCTTAAGAAAGAAGAGAGATGCAAACGCTTCCTTACGGGAGACCGTAATGGTGCCATTTCTGGTGCCATTAATGGTGCTCCCTTAAGTCATGTATGCATTTCGACCGACTTGTCTAACGCAAGTGATCTACTTCCACTGGACTTGGTTAGTGCAGTGGTAGAAGGTCTCATCAAAGGATGGAAGAATCTACCCTCACATTGGGCTGACGCTCTTAGATCCCTTACTGGGGTCCAAGAGCTTCACTATCCCGACGGTGACATAATCTACTCAACTAGGGGTATATTAATGGGATTGGGGCCAACTTGGCCTATCCTCTCGTTAATACACCTCATATGGGTCGATTATGCCGCTCGTCTTTCAGGGAATAATCCTTCTCGTTCATGTGCCCGTAGGAACACCGCCATTGGCGGTGATGACCTAGTGGGCATGTGGACGAAAGAATTAATTCACAACTACCAACATGTTGTTAAGACATGTGGTGGTGCTTTCTCTGAAGGGAAAGTCTACTACTCCAAGACTGGTGGGAACTTTACTGAAATTTCTTTCAGGATAGTCCCTCGTGTCATTGAAGTAGGACAGAGTCCTGTTTGTGAGGTTAAATGGTATTCTGGAATACCAATAAAAGGTTTCGTGGGTCTTTCGACTCACTTGGCAGGTGCTGCTTTCGAGGCTGTTTATAACAGTAATCTCGATCCAGCGATGTTTGAGCGGGCGCGTAAAATCGTAAAGGTTTTATACCCCCATGCTTGGTCGTTCTTCAGGCGACTCGGCATAACTCCAACACTGCCTAGAACCCTTGGTGGCGCTGGACTGCCTCCTCAACGCGGTAGCATTAATAAAATTAATGCACCGTTTAAGATGAGGCTAGCCCTCGGTAAGTACCTTTATGGCACGTTTGCTGACTATGTCATGGCGGGGTCTCCCCCTTCATGGCAAGAATCGACAGATCGTGCGATTATGTACTGCCGAAAGTCCGCTGAGCTGACTCTGCAAAATGCAGTGACGCTCGGCGAATTTAACGTCATTGACAGTTTTGAACAAGGAACATTCGGTGAACTTTCCATTAACCAATGGATTAAGAAAGATACTGCATTGCAGTCTCAATCTCTAATTTTCACGTCTGATCCTATTCTAAACTGTCTTAGTGGTATTCCAGACCCTTACAGATTCCAACGTTTGTTAAACGATTGGATCCGTAAGGTGCTTGCGGGTGGCTTGCCTGACGCTTTGGCTATCTCTAATGGTGTTAACACCAGGAGGAAGCTTTTAGCGAAAGTCAAGTCTATCAAAAATAGATGGATTGTCATGGATTCGTACTGCCTCTGGGCCCCAATGGGTCCCTCGGGCGGTCCTGGTCCTGACCTTCCACCTAATTTTGATATAGCAAGTGATGTAACGAACACTCACC